CACAAGTTCAGCCATTGCGATTGCAAGGAACCCCTGAACTACACCAACCAACCAACAAAAAACATGAAGAAAACAGAGACAACAAAGGCAAACGATTCTTTGATGCGGTGCTTAAAGCGTTTGTATAGCATTCTTGAAAGCGGGAAATGCGAAATCAAAGAATATGAAGTGATCAGGAAAAAGGCTTTGGCGGTTAGGGAATTGCTAACATCTAACAACTAAACCACAACAACAACACAAACACACAAAAACATGAAAACATATACCGCTTATAATTACGACTATCAGCCCGAAACTGTGGATGCATTCGCTAAAGTCCCAGAAAGAACAATCGCACACCAGACGCATGCCGTTGGAATGAATGGAGCGGAGCCATTGATTGTAATACTTGATTCATTAATCCGTTACGCCAAGGCGCATGAAGCTAGCATGGGAAGCAAATTGTCTGAAGACTATTTTCTTGGCCCTTGCTTTCTATCTGCCCTAACCTCCACTCGTGAGCTATTGAATGGAAATGGGGCAGTTGCTAACGAGATTAGCGCATTAACGAACAAGCCATGCAGGGATAGCAAAGATAACGGAGCTTGTGAAGCTATGTTCTGGGATGCAATGAATATTTCGGGATTCAAAGAAGACGACATCTAATTTCATCTAACATATAAAATCATGAACATAATTGAATCATTCTTGAATGGCAATATAAGCCATGCTCAAAAGCTTGCTAAAAATCGCTCTTTCTGGTGGCTATGCGCTAGAGGGGAGGAACTTGGATTGCGTCCACTTCAACGCTGGAATATCGCCATGTATTTGAAGGGCTTGCAATCTTGGAACGATTATTGTGCCAGTTCCGTGATATGGGAGGAAACAATCTAATGCATCCAGACTACATCGATCCCTATGTCGCAACAATGATTGCGATTATCTTCAGCATTTTCACCTATATTAACTACAAGAAAAACCAATAATCATGACAATCCTCGAAGCATTAAGAATATCAGTGATAGGGATACTTCTATCCCTGCCAGCCTTCACATTCTACGCTTGTCTTTCCACTATGTGGCGACAACGAAAACAGGAGGAAGACAGGAAATAGGGAACCAATAACAAAGCAAGAAAAAGGGGGGATAAATTCCCCCCTTTTTTGTGTCTTTAATTTATGCCCTTTATCTCAGGATGATAAGAAAAAATAACGCTCTAGAATGCCCTATAAATCGTTTTTATTTTCTCCCCCTGTCATCATGCCTTGAATATCCCGATGATTCTAGGGGCTTTTATGCTTTGTCATACACTTGTCCTGCAATCACTTACCATTACTTTCTTTGTAGTTTGTCTTACCTTCTCTCACATTGATTTTTGTCGATCATATTCCGTTTCGTCGGGCGTTTTCGTCGGGTCATTTCGTCGGGCGTTGAGCAATCTCCAGCTTAGTCTCAGCCTCCACGACTCGTCGGGCTAATCCGTGTGACTGAGCCTGTGACTCGGCAAGCTCTCGTTCTAATTGCTGTGCAAATTTAACTGGAACTGCGGACACCATAAATGGACGCTCTCCGTAGAGTTCGATTGCGGCATCCGTGCGTGGTGTGTTTGGGGTCATATTCTTATTGAATCCGCTATCGTCATTCTTATTGGATTCGGTTGCAGTATTTGCATTGGAGTCGGCGCATGTGGTTGCGAGGATTTTCATAGACTACGAGTAGATGACATCCGCGAAATAGGCATATTAGTTTATTTATGAATAGGCGCATATTATTTTTGTTTTAACTTCTGGATCTCGTCGCGGAGGTAGCGGAGGCACCCCAAGTTTGACCATTGTGCGAGCGGGGAATTGGCGTGTTTCTCAATCACATCCAGCGGCATCTCCTCCTGTTTTGGCAACGGGCGGCGGGTTCGGCGGCAAAAAGCCTCATCTCCACGGCCTCCCATGTGAAATCCATACTCTTCTCCGCAAATTCGACATTTGTCAGAATACGCAGGTTTGTCGAAAGTGAATTGGCCGTTCACCCTTTCCTCGTCAGGGCCAAGCTCTCGCCATTCGGTGTCCTTTTGAGAAGGACAGGTTTCGGTGGATGTGTCCTTTTCAGAGGGTTCCTTGCAATCGCAATGGCTGAACTTGTGCGTGGTGTTGGAACAAGTCGGGTTAGCTGGTTCCTCTGGCGCGGTGGAAAGTGCGTCACGGAGGCGATAAATTACAGAGGCGGTCGGTTCTGCTTCTTTCCAGAGTGGCGTTTCCCATCGGTCGATAACCGCTTGTGCGGCGGATTTTATCCTCTTAATCTCCTCCATAAGCCTTGCGATCTCTTTCTCCTGTTCGATATAGGCCTGTTTGCATTTCTGCGCCTTGGAAGCCTCGTCGCGGTAGTGCTGATGCCAGTTTTTAGCTTCCTCACGTATCCTTGCGGCCTCGTTGGTTTTCTCTGCGAGTTCGCGTTCTGCAATCTCGCATCGCTTTTCGATTTTATCGCGTAGCATAATTTCTCGGGTCGCCTCTCCCTTCATTTTCTCAAGATCTTTACGTAGCCTTACGACCTCGTTGTCGGGTGTCTGTGGTTGGTTCATTCTGTCTCTTCCCATTGTCCGATGGTGCGGAGGAAAGCCTCGGCACGTTGCGCGGCGGTGGCGCAAACACGAGGTTCACCGTCACACACCCGAGGGAGGTTGATAAGGTAAAGACCAAAGCCTCCTCGCATGAGGTGATTTTCTCCCCGATCAAGCACCTTCTCCGCCTCGTGCATGGCGTTGAGGTCGCCGTGGTAGTTGGGAAGCTCGTCTTCATAGTAGTATGGTCGTAAGCAGGATGTGCGGTATTCACCGTTGGGGGCTGTCCAGCCATACATTCCGCCGTCTCCGAGCTCGTGTTCAATCCACCCGCAGGCGATGGCGATTCGTTTATTGATTTCGTTCGGTGTCATTTTGTTAGTTGGTTGAGTTGTGAGCGGAGATCGTTGACGATTGACTCGCTCCAGTCGATTCGATCAATCGCCATCTCGCAAAGCTCTCGGAGCTTCTGGTTTTCGGATTTGGCGTCTTTCAAGTAGTCCTGCAAGTAGTCGATGGCCATATTTTCAGGCCACCGCCCCTTTAATTCAGCAAGCTCCTTCTCAGCCTTCTGACGCGCCTCGCGCGCGCGGCAAAGGTGCGTTCTACCGTCTTCATCGCGTTGGGTAGTGTCGGCTTTGCAAGTCCAATACGCACTCAACGGGCTTGTTCTTGGTGATCCGCAATGTGGGCATTTGTCGGCGTTCATATTATTATTGAATGTGGTGTTGATGTTTTTATTGGTTGTGAGGTCTTTTACTGGTGAGTAAACTTGCGGTGTTTCAGTAAACTAGGATGGTTTATTGTTCGGGTTGTGGTTTAGTAGATTGTAGTAGCGATCCATGATCTCTCGGACTTCGGCTTCGGTCGGGTAGTCTCGGCGTGACCACTCGTAAAACTCTTGGATGAGTTCTTGGAGGCAGATGTTTTCTGTGTGGAGCTTGTCGATTTCAGCTTGTGCATTTTTACAGGTTTCTAGGTGAGCTTTCCTCGCCTTCTTCCAGCCCTCGTGAAGTCCTTTAATTAAGTCTTCTGCTTCTTTCATGAGACCTGTCAGCCTCTCGACCTCTGCCTTGAGATTACATTTAGGAGCTGGTTCCATTACATTTCCTATGCACTTGTCAGGATGTGATGATTTATTTGTCATCTTTTTGTGTGTTCTTTGTGTTTGTTGAGTTATTTGTCATTTCCTCTATTAATTTTTGAAGCATTGATTTGCTGATTCGTGAGTCGTTCCACCCATTGCGTGTCCATTCGTCATCTGAATCTCCTTCATGGAAATCTTCGATGTCTGCAAGCAGCACCCCAGCAATTGAAACTGCTCTAGTAAGCTGTCCTTGAAGCCTCTCGACCTCGGCCTCTGCTTTCTTTGCTCGCTCGGTCATCTCGCACAAAGGGGATCGACATTCTTGCCCATGTGGGCGGTAGTAAGGCTCGCAGTCGCATTCCCCACAATGAGGACAGGCATCAGTTCGTGGTGTGTTGGTGTTCATTTCCAGAAGTAGCGGATTAATGCTGCGAGGATGAAGGCTAAGAAGATCAAAGGGATGGGGTTCATATTGTTGTCCTTTTGATTGTATCAAGTTCCATTCGTAGGTATTCTTGGAGGCAGACATTTTCGGTGTGGAGTTTATCAATTTCAGTCTGAGCATTCTTACAGGTTTCTAGGTGAGCTTTCCTCGCCTTCTTCCAGCCCTCGTGAAGTCCTTTAATTAAGTCTTCTGCTTCTTTCATGCGACCTGTCAGCCTCTCGACCTCGGCCTGTGATTTCTGCCAGCCAGCATGTCCTCGCCTAATGAGGTCTTCTGCTTCCGCGAGACGCGCCTCGGCTTCAATTCTCCGTTGATCGGCCTTGTCAGCTACGGTTTTCCAGACGGCCTCGGACTCTTGTGCTTCGATGAGTTGAGCGTGAGCCTTAGCTAAGACCTTCACCCCCTCCTTAAATGACTCGTCAAATTGCCTGAGAGTCGCCTGCTGTTCTCTGGCGATCTCCAGTATAACGTCAGGATCTGGCTCGTGTAGCTTGAGAATGTCTTTTGCTAATTCTTTGTAGTTCATAATTTTAATTGGGTGTGTTTATTTAAATTCTTTTGCGAAAAGATCAGAGTACGATGGATTATAACTTTTTAATAAATAGACAGCGTGTTTCAACTTTTCCTCCAGCCTCTCGACCTCGGACTCTAGCTTACCCTCCCGATCTTCAGCCTCATGCGCCTTGCTTTTCCAGAAGTCGACCTCGGCTTCTGCTTTCACGGCTTGTTCTCGCATCCAGCATAGATTGTCCCTAACCAAAGACGCTGGCTCACAAAGACTGTCTTTGCAATAAGGACAGGCATCGGTTCGTGGTGTGTCGGATTTCATTTTATAAATAATGGATTTTTAGGGTTTCTTTCTAGGCAAGCGGCTTGCCATTCCATAAGTCGGTCAATATCAGCGCAGTTCGCTTTGCACTTTGGGCATATAGGATCTTGAAGCCTTTGCTCTGGCTTATTGGCTCTCCGTCCTTTACCGCCACAACTAACGCAAATGTATCGTCGTGATGGAAGCGGTTCGTCGGCATCTGTTCTGGGTGTGTCGGATTTCATTTAACCTCCTCCTTGTCGTGTTCCTCTTTAGCTATCTTCCATGCCGCTTGCATTGCAGTCTGCGCTCTCTTGTTACGCTCCTCATCATCTCCTGTTTTCTGGAATGGATTGATCGTGAAGATGCCTCGCTTGGCAAAGAACTTATCGCAAGCAACACTCACAGTATGAGACAGGTTGGTAAGGTAGTCCTCGTAGTCATCCCCCTTGGTATCAATGTGGACGAACTTGTTATGAGGAACGTAGTTGACGAACTTGATTCCCTTCTTCATGAGAGTGAATGGAGGAGGGCTTCACAACGGCACAGGAGACAATCCTCCTTGTCTTGCTCTTCGGGTGTTCCATGATCCACGCCGCTTGTCCTTGCCACCGCTGATAGAACCACATAAGCGTCACCAAGTAGCTCCCACATTTCGGGAGCCTTGGCGAATAGCTTGGCGAACTTCAAGCTCTCCCCAATAAACACGCTCTCGTCCATTGTCATCACGCAACGATCATTAGCGTCTACTACGCTATCATCCTGTGCCCTGAGTGGGAACTGCATGGGTACTCGTACTGACTCTTCATCTACTCCTGCTGGTATAATAATGCTCATAATTAGTTGTTTGTATTGTGTTAACTGCTTGTTGTTTTATTCGGTGTATTTTTTGATAAGTGAATCAATCTCGTCGGCGATGTCTTTCGTCTTACCGAAAGAGTTCATCATGCGGATGTCCTTGATCACATCTAGAAGAGTGAAAAACTCCTGCTCCTGTGCCTCAAGCCTTTTCTCAAGGGAGGCAATTTTCTTTTCTAGGCTTTCCATGTATTCGTCGTTGTTGTTCATGCTTTTGGGTTGTTGTCTTGTTGGGCTATCTCTCGTTTCGTGATTTGGATTGCGATGTTGTAGAAGTATAGGTTGAACTTTTCTTGATCCTTGCGGAATAGGTCTGCTAGTTCCTCAAGCTGGACTCTGCGAACATGATGTCCGTAGAGCCACAGCCCTAGCACATACGATGCTACCAATCCAATACATCCTATAGCGATAACAAATGTGTTCATTTTTCAAGGATGATAATTGGGGCTACAGGAGTACGATCCTGCCAAACAGAATCGTAGTAATGACGCATCATGGAGCTGTATGCGGTTTCAATTGCTGGCTCCCTGTTGTCAATCACGATCACTCGTGAATCACTCAGGTATGGTCGTGACTCTCCACTCTCCAAGAGTTCATTAGGAATGTCGTATGCCGACACGCTTGCTGTGATTGCGGCGAGGGCCGCCATGTATTTTATGTTTTTCATTTTGTAATGCGGCTGGTTGATCCGCTTGAAACCATTCAATCAGTTTTTGAATTTCGATCAAGAATTATTTTCAATTATTTTCATGCCTTCTGGAGCCGCATAAACACTAGCTCAAAAGGAAACCCCCACCCAGAACATGACAACTGGATGGGGGCTATGCGACCAACAACTACCGACAATTTTTAGAAGTTGATGTCGTCGTCTTCGTCAACTTTCTGGGGCTGGTATCCGTTTCCCTTGGCCTTGTTGTGGCTGTCAACTCCTTTTTTATATGGAGGCTTGACTTCAAATGAAAGAAACGCATCTCCAGCCTTGGAGGTTTTCTCCCATACGCTAATCTCAAAATCCTTGCCTTCTACATTGAGAGGGCCAGCCCATTTAGGAGCTTTTGGATTTGCATTGTCTTTGCGGAAAGCCGCACCCTTATTGGTATTATCAAATTGCATTTGCTTTTGTTGTTTGTGGTTAGCGTTCGTCAAATCGTAGATACTCAGATCGGAACGTAAGAGGTATACTAGCACGAGGACAAGCCCTAGCAAGCTTTATGTTTAAGAACCAACTGCTCTGGTCTTGTTCATCCTGAGAGATTGTCAAGAACAAATCGGCATCATGTTCGATAGCCCTTGACTCTCGTGAGGCTCCATCAGAATTAAGCTGAGTAAGAGCTATGATCACAATGCCTAGCTCCTTGGCTAGTGTTTTAAGCGTCCTAGAAGCCTCTGCAACCTGTCTTTCCCTGCTGTCCTTGGTGTTGGTAGGCTCAAGCAATTGAATGTAGTCCACGACCACCAGCTTGACTTTGTGGACGGCAACCATACGTCTTACAGCCGCCCTCAACTGGAGGCAGTTTAGGCTACTCTCGTCCCGAATCCAGATTGGTAGCTTGGCAATCTGATTAACGCCCTGACGGATCTTTGTCATGAGTTGCTTATCCACGTCCCCCTCCCTTGTGAGGAGTGATAGGTCAGCTCCAGACTTGGAAGCTATCAAACGATCCATAAGCTCTCCCTTGCTCATCTCAAGAGAAATGATGCCAACTGGATTATTGCCTACATCAGCCGTTCTCATAGCCATGTTCAATGCCATAGCAGTCTTACCTCCCTTGGTCGGCGCACCTATGACGATAAGCTGACCATTGCGAAAGCCTCCTGTGATTTCATCAAGTGGTCTAAAGCCGCTGGTAATACCGATCAGCTTCCCCTTGTTCTTGATCATCGCCTCATACTCGTTGACACGCTCTATTGCAACCTCCTTCACGCTCTCAATGCGAGACGTTGTTTCTGAATCGGCGGCAACCGCAATAAGTGCCTTCTGTACGATCTCGCTTAACTCTCCTGCGGAGGCTGGGTCATTGGCACTAGCAATAATCCTTTCGGCGGCGGCAATGGCAAGCCTAGAGGTATGCTTATGCTTTAGGATTTCCACGTAGCCCTCCCAGTTACTCACAACGCATGGAGCGATGAAGCATTCAGTTACGAATGCCGCACCACCAGATAGCTCCAGAGTGCCAGCATTGCTCATATGCTCAGTAATGGTGACTAGATCGCAACCCTGTCCTTCCTTCCAAAGCTCAATGGCTGAGTTGAATATTCGCTTATGTGCAGGATGGAAGAATAGCTTTTCGCTAATCTGATCAGCCGCTTCATTGATGATACTAGGACGCTGTAGGATTGCTGAGATGAATGCTTTCTCAGCATCGCACGATTGAGGTGATGTCATGTTGTTGTTGGTTGCTTACTTCTTGGTTTTCTTTTCCTTCTTGGGCTTCTCTTCCTTCAATGCCCACCATACTAATACTTGTTGCTTAAACGTGTTCCAGTAGTTGGATAGGTCATCCTTCCATACCACTTCAAAGTCGCCTTCCTCTTCCTTACCAATACGGACGATGGCATGAGATTTGATTTCATTGTATGGACTTGCAACCATTTGTGGATTGTTGCAATTGAAAAGTTGAGCGTATCCAGCGCATTGCCGCCAATAGCTTTCACTAATCTTTTTGCTGGTCTTGAAATCAATCAAAACAAACTCTCCGTTTTCTCGTTCTGCAATCAGATCAATCGTGCCTCCATACTTGTAAGTCTCATTTACAAGTTGGATTTCCGTATAGACCTTGCGAAGTTTTTGCTCCTCCCACCAATCGACAAACTTGTTGTAGCAAATCAACGCACGATCAATGTCTTGCGTTGAGTAATCTTCCAGATCTGCCACTTGTCCGTTGAGGTAGCATTCAATAAGGAAGTGGGCAATCGTGCCAATGTCGGCGGCATTGTCCCTCTCCTTGCGATAGTCCTTTCCCTTCCTGCCTAGATCCCATGCCCAATGGATTAGACCACCAGCGTCCTCTCCGATCTTGCAGATGGTAGAGCCACCGCTTACTTGTGTGCCGTCTGCCAGAAAGTATTTCTGGTGAGGGGCGTTTCGTACCAATTTTGTTTTTTCCATCAGCTAGCGATAGTCAGACTCCAATTCATTGTCGAGAACAAATTCATCCCAATCATCAGAATTTGAGGATTGACTTCCTGTGGCATCTCCGAATCCGTTTTGTAGGACAAATAACTCAGTAAGGAGAGCAAGTGCATCTGCCCTATCTGGCGATCCTCCCTTGGTTCTCTTCTTCAAGTCCTTCTTGCTTTCCAGTAATGTGCGTTCATTCCGCAGGGAATAGATTCTAGCACAAAGCTCTCGTGCCGTCTGATCATCCAAACCTCTCATTCTGCCACTCATAATGATCACTTTGATCTGCCCCCAAAGTTGAGTTACCCGATTGGCATAGACTTGCTTTGCAGGACGCTCATCCTCCACGCTAATTGGCGAATCCGTAGCCGCACCTCCAAAGCTCACTCGCACAAATCCAGACTGCCACCGCTGGGAGATGATGTCGGCAATACCAGCACCAGCCCCAGTTGCGTCAAGAGCAAAGTTCTCTGGTTGCACATTATGCTTCTTCAGTAACTCAATCGTCTGATCGGCTACTTGGTAAAATAGCGGATAGTTGGGATCATCCATGAGTTGAAGCTTGATAGTTTCAGTAAGGTTGATAGCGAGGTTGCCATCCGTTGCCTTACCCACTTTGGCAAATCGCAAGATACAATCATCTCCCTCAGTCGTGAATGCAGGGTCTAGTGCCGCTAGTGTTTTGAGATCACCTCCTGTCCACACCACCTTATCTCTGGCACATCCCTCCGTAATCATGGCTGAATCCACCATTGTATTTCTGGCTCCAGACTTACTCCACATTCCCCTGCAATAGCTATTCCACTCCAGACTCCCTTCGCCAAAGTTCTTGCGGATTGTGTCTACGTTGTCTTGCCCGAATAGATAGGGATAGAGAAGCCTTCCAGCCTTAATGTTCGGAGACTTGAGTCCATCAAACCTCACGCAAATACCTGACTTGGTTTCCCAATGCTCATCGTCATCTCCAATGCTTCCCCATCCCATTTTCGGTTCACAGAATAACCCATGAGGATCAAACATACTAGAGGCGTTAGCGATGGCAATGAAGTGGTAGAAGTCCGTACCAACTGCCAAGTTTGCTCGTGCAGAGAATACCGCTGGATTCGTCTGTGCGGCCTCGTCAACCATGATTAGCATTCTAGGTAGGTGAACACCCTGCAACTTACCCACGGCTTGCTCTACAGCCCCAGAATCGACGGCAAGGGCGGTTATAGCCGACCTATCATCACCCTTGGTGAATTGGATCTTGGTTTGGGAATCCACTACGTTCAACCCGAACAATGGAACGCAGGGTCTAGTGAACTTCATCATCTCAGCCCAGATACGCCCCCTGAGTGATGGGACAGTCGTACTTGTTAAAGCCACACGAGTTCCCATTGGTTTAGCTAGATACTCAACCAGAGATAGCAAAGTGAATGTGAATGTCTTACCAGCGGCGGCACATCCAGTAACTCCGATTTCGTCGTAGTGTGTCCATGCCCATAACGCCAACTCATTCCAGTTATTCCAGCTTTTAATCACATCGGGCCAAAGCATATGAATGCAATGCTTGATATGCTGACCCCTGCTAATCCCCGTAATGCGAGAAGGGTCTTTATCCGCAACCATCAAAAGCTCTATCTCAAGCTGAGTGATGTTCGGGAACTTGCTAAAGTCTATGCCGTATGTTTGGAGCTTCATAAAGTTAGAGGGAGGATGCTTTTAAACACCCTCCCCCTGTCTCAACCCAAGACAAATTATCGAAGCTGACTACGGATTGACTCCATTATGGACTTAGGCTTGCCCCTAACTTCTCCATCATCACTATCAGACGATCCCTTGCTAATGCGAGGCTGGACGGCAATGTCTTCTTTAGCCCTGCTCTTATACTTAGCAAGCTCTGCCTTAAGCTTGTCATTCTCGGCAACTGCCTCACGAGCAATCACGGCAAGGAATGGAGCCACAGTCATTTCATTCTGGGTTGCGTTCCCATGAATGATTGCCCTAGCCGCTTCAATCCTCTGCTTAACTAGCTTGTCGTTATCGTCATCCCCTGTCATACGGAAGAAGTCACTCTTCTGGGCTAGGTGATTAGTCATACGCTCAAAGTTCGTATTGACCTCCTCAACGATCTTAATGTTCTGCTGTTGCTCGGCTTGGTTAATCTCGTTGGCTGTAGCACGATAGTTTTCTAACGCACCCTCCAAAGCTCCACGCTTGCTATCAGCATCATTGACAAGAGACAGGAATTGCCCTGCCGCCGCACCACCACCAAAGGACTCATCAATGAAGTCGATACGCTCCCTACCCCTGAGAGAAAGTGCCTTCTCAGCAATGGACTCATCATCAGCAAACTCCTTGGCAAATGCCTTGGCGTTATCAACGGATGAAGCAAATGGAGCTTCGTACTTCTCCTTGAACTTAGGGGAACGCTCAAAGGCTGTACGCTCAAGCTCTGCCTCTAGCTTCTCCAGCTTCTCACGATAAGTAAGAACCTCAGTATCCTTTGCCTTAAGCGACTCCTCATAGGCTTCAGCCTTCTTGCGGAGTTCAGCAATGTTCTCCTCCTTGGTTTTCTTCTTAGGAGCCTCCACAGGCTCAATGTCCTTGGAGAGATCAAGGTCTGAAATATCAAAGCTATCAGTAACTTTCTCCTCCTCAACAGCCTTAACCTCCTTGGTCTTCTTGGACTTCTTTTCAGTGGGCTCAGTAGTGCCACCTTCCATCTGCTTGAGATAGTCGTTGGCATCCTGCTCGGCTACATAGTCGAGGTCTGTAGGGATTATGCCATCTGGAAGATCTTCAAGACTCTTGATGTCGATCTTCTTAATGTCTGGTTTCTTATTCAGTTGTCGGGAAATTTGACTCTCCCATGACTCTGTGTTTGGCTCTGGCGTGGACGCAATAACGGGATCAGCCGCTTGCGTTTGGTTTGGTATGTGTTCTTCTGACATAAATTAAAACTCTCCTGTGTAGCTAGGTTGAACTTCTTCAATCTCCTCTGGGATAATTGATAGGTTATGAAGGTCTGTAATGATAGATGCCCTTCCTGCATCGAACCCAAACAACACGGCGGCGTTATCTGCGATCTTGGTTAGAGCATTAGTATTACCCAATGTCTTAGCCGCAGTTAAACTATCTGTTAACTCAAGTGCCGCTTTCAATACAGGCAATTGCAGGATCTTTTTTAGCTCTACAGCTAGGGTCACATCAGCCCTCCATTGTTCAAATGTCATTTTGGATTTCTTTAGCTTCTTCGTCTCTGATCGAATGAATTAGGTTTTTTAGTGTTAATGCTAGTTCGGATTCTTTTCCGTGAAACGTGCGAAAGTATAAGTATCGCTCGTATATGAGAGCAACTATCTGCTCCCTCATTTCTTGCCGCCCCAATTCAAAGGGGTTTGTTGTCATTTGTTTTTTGGGTTATTTTAGCTCTGGCGGTTTGGTCGGGGATTCCCCCTCTTCTGCCCAAACACTCTTACCAGATTTTAAACGCTCCTGTGCGTGTCGTTCCGCCTTGTCCCTAATAGATTTAAATAAATTAGGATCAGCATTTTGAATTTTATCCTCTGGAGTATTAAGTAAATAATAGACTTCGTTTCTTGCAAGAGTCGGAACCATTGTAGGGATTTGCATTTCCCCTTTTCCGAAATCTAGACCAATAGAAATTTCTGAGGAAACACCTCCATCTGGACGCAGGAGTGGGCCAAGGAACCCAAGACCTTTTTTTGTTCCATCTAGTCTAAAATCTTTTGGATTTGGATTATTTGGATCTGGCCTCCAATTAGAGAACTGAAGAGGCTTAATCTGCTCCTTAACCACCTCCAACATTCCTTTTGGTTCGTTTGGCATATTACTGGTTTTTATTCTGTTCGTATTGTTGTGCGATCTTTAGTTTGTCAATCATAAGCCTCTGAGCCGTTTTGCGGTCTTGCAACTGCATCTGGTGTTGGGCTTTTGCTTGCTTGATCTGAGAGTCATTCTGGAATTTTAACCTGTCAAGTTCTATTTTATTCATAGCAATCATAACCTGTGGGTCTTGCTGTCCACCCTGCTGTTCCATTGCCTGTTGCTGTGCCTCCATCTCCTTCTGCTGGAGATCTTCTGCCATCTTAGATAGCTGGTCAGCAATCTTCATAAGCTCACTCGTCTGCTCATTCATGCTATCAAACTGATCTTGACGAGTTGGATCTGTCTCAAGGAATTGGAGATGCCCAAGCAAGTGAGGAAGCAGGGCTTGCATAGACTGATTAGCTTGTCTTGGATCTACTTGCTGATCCTGCACCGCTTGGACAATTCCGCCACCAAACTGAATATGAACAGCAAGGTGAGTAGCGTGATTCTGATCGGGATCAATGAGAACCTGACCTCCCGATTGGAGTGCATTATTCTCAAGAGATGCAATGGATAGGTCGTTGCCATCTGGTCTTACCTCCTCTGGAATGCCGAAAGTTTCAACGCCAGTTTGTCCAGCAATCGCCGCAATGTTGGCATTAATAACACGCTTACGATTAGATTCTGGGAGTTGTGGAAGGTACTGACCAATAAGCCCCATTGCCTGTAGTCTTGCCGAAGCTGAACCCTGACCAATGGAACGAGTGGCCTTAATGGAATCCATGTCTAGCAATGCCCCTGCTGGAACACCCCTATCCATACAAGCCTTCTGGAACCTAAGTGCCTCCTTGCCTCCATGATCCTCTTCAATAAGATTAGGATTGGATGCCCTTCGGTACACTTCAGTATAGTGAACGTCAAGTGCTTGCAAGTAGATCTCTGCACGAGTGTTGGTGAGGCGGCTCTTCTCGCCCATCTCAAGCTCAACTTCTCTCGCTCCCTTCCTGCTACCACCATTCACTACGGATGGCATGAAGCTACCAATGTCATCAGACTCTTGGGCATTAAAGAACTGAGCGACTTGCATGGAAGCCGCAAGGTTTGTAGAAACATTCTGCTGAACCAGTTCAAGGCCAGACGGAAGAATCCTCCAAGGGCCGATCTGAACGCTCTTCATCTTCTCGGCATCAGCGGCAGAGCTTGCTCGGAACATGGTCGTGCCACCTACAATGGCATTCTCCATGAGGGAGTTATTCATGCGGTTCATTGCTTCCGCATA